GGAGTCAGCTACCGTTATGTCAAGGGCTAAAAAAACAAAACTGTTCTATGACAAGAACCGCGAGACAGGACAACTCGAGGATGAAAGCATTACTGTTGACTACAAATGGAATCAACAAAACAAGGATAGGTTAATAGTTTGGGAAACTTTTAAAAGATACGTAAAGCATGAGTCCAAGTTGCCAATGACTAATATGGAGTTATGTGATAAGATAGGAAGCTCTCGAACTCATCTAACAAATATGATTCAAATAATTAAAAATAGACTCCATGGAGAATAAAAATATTTCAGAGGCTCTTACTTATGTAACTGACGAGCCGGACATTAAGACACTTAGGTACGCCTACGAGCAAACCATTACTGAGCTGGAATCATATTTTGATCTATGCCGTACTAGCTACGATGACCGTCGAAACTGGTGGCCAGGTAAAAGCAGAGATCACCGAAAACACGGATCCGATGCATTTCCTTGGGAAGGTGCAAGCGACAGTGAGTGCCACCTCATTGACGAGAGGATTACAAAACTTACCTCCCTATTTATATCAGCACTAAAGAGAGCTAATGTTAGGGCATTTCCTGTAGAAAGCGGAGACATAGCCAGAAGTAAAGTAGTTTCTGGTTTTCTAAAATGGATGATCCGTTCCGGATACATTCCTCGCTTCTATCGTGAGATGGAGCTAGGTGCTAACTATTTACTCGAACGTGGACTGCTAGTTACTTATGTAGGTTGGCACATGGAGGATCGCTCTTTTGAGCAAGAAATAGAGCTGCAACAAATTGCAGAAATGTCCCCAGAAATATTTCAAGCTCTTGAAGGTGGAGAGAATGACGAAGAATTGATCCTGTTGCTTCAACAAACTTTTGACGGCGTTACGGAAAAACGCGCAAAGAAAGCACTCAAAGATCTAAGAAAAAAAGGAATGGCTAAACTGCCCGTGGTGCGTCGTCAAATTAATTGCCCGGAGGTAAAGACCCTAGCACCTGATGGTGACTTCTTGTTTCCTCCATATGTTACTGACCCACAACGCGCGCCTTACTGTTTCTGGAAAACGTATTACACTCCACAGGAGCTAGAGCTAAAGGTAACTACCGACGGATGGGATCAGGACTTCGTTGACATAATGATTGAAAGATACCGAGGCGTAAACATTGATAGCCTTGAACGTTATGAGGAGGGCCGTCGTAGCATGAGCCTTACTGACACTGCTTACGAAGCGGACGAACTTATCGAAATTGTATACGGATACCAGAGACTTATTAACGAAGAGGACGGATCCGAAGGAATTTATTGTACAGTATTTCATAAGAACTTTGATGGGGACGAAGGTACTGGGACTCCGGGATACGCAAAGTTCGAACTACTTAATGGGTACGAGGACTATCCAGTAGTAGTGACACGCTTGTCCGAGGACACAAAGCGTCTCTATGATGTATCCACAGTTCCTAGTATTCTTCGTGGCATACAGAATCAAGTAAAGGTGGAGCGTGACTCACGCATTGACCGCAACAGTCTAGCAACACTACCTCCGATTTTACACCCAGTAGGTCAAGCGCCTAATGACTGGGGACCAGGTAGGATGATTCCATATCGTCGTAAAGGTGATCTGGACTTCGCTCCTACCCCTGCGTACAATCAAGGTTCGCTTGAGATGGAACAAACATTGCTTAATCAAGCCGACAGAATGGTTGGATTAGATGCTGGTGATCCAATGTCCCAATCAAGGCAACAATTTATGGTTGATAAGTTCTTGAACCATGTAGCTGAGGTTATTCGTATGGCGTATAAGTGCTTCCAACGCTTTGGACCGGATCAAGTATTCTTCCAAGTTACTGGAATCCCGGATCCTCAGATGATGAACAAGGGTGATCCTAATGAAAACTTTGACATTATGATAAACTTTGATGTGCTTGACACTGACCCAGAAACAGTAGAAAAGAAGTTACAAGGGTTTGTTTCATTGCAACAACTCAATGTTAATAACCGAATGAACATAGATGGACTTCTTGATATTGCAGCTGCTAGTATTGATCCAGTTATGGCTGATGCTGTGTTGCAACCAGCCGAGACTGCCCAACAAGAAATGGTTAAGAATGTTACTGATGATCTCACAAAGATATTTGCAGGTATTGAAATGCCAGCCCGTCCTACAGGCGCGCAGATTGCTATGCAAGTTATACAGCAGTACGCTCAACAACCTGACATCCAGCAACGCCTTGAGCAAGATGAAGCATTCCGTGGCCGTATGGAGAAGTACCAAGGTCAGTACACCTTCCAGATGCAGCAAGCGCAGAACGCCCAGATTGGTAGAGTTGGTACAGCACCAGCCCAAATGGGCGAAGTCAATACTCAAAATATGTAGCATTGTATTTCTAAGTATTTCTTATTTAATACCTTACACAATGGCAGATAATAAAACACCCAAAGATTTTATTAGCGTTCGTACTCAAGAGATTGAGGATCGAGAACTCAAAGACTTCCGTATGAGGCAAGTAGGAGATACTCTAGAGCAATACTTCGGATCAAACCCTGCGTTGATATCAGCTATGCTAGGTAACATAGATGTAGAAACTGGTGGTACATTTGACTTCAAACAAAAACAAAAAGGAGGTAATGGATACGGTTTATTTCAGTTCGACTTTCATAAACCTTATTATAAAAAGTTTCTCAAGGACAATGAGTTGGAAGATAGTGTTGATTCACAGGTAAGATACACATTTGAAAATATTTATGGGAATCAGCAAGAGGTTCTAGGAGAAGGGAATGCAGAAAAACTTAGGAACTCATTCAAAACAAAAAGTAATCCTATTGAACTCTCTGATGATATTATGAATATATTTCTTAGACCAGGCAAACCTCACGCTGATAGGCGTAGAGAATCCACAAGAATGTACTCCTCAGCAATAACTCCAGCTAAATAATGAATATCCAAGACGATATAAAGACACTTTATAACTACGAGGCTTTTGCTAGGTTTATGAAAATGGTTCATCAACTAAGGGAAGAATCCATCGAGGAACTCCACGAAGCAACTAGCGAAAACATACAACAAATCTCAGGACGAATAATCACATATGATCAACTACTTCAGTTAGTTAACTGGGAAGAGTTGCGTATTCGTCACCGTGAAAATTCTTAGGGGAACAAGACTGTTCACCTGTGTTACAGTAACATATCGCAATCTCTCGGCGTAAATGAGTGGAAATTATGACAGATGAAATCACGACTGCTGACTCTGGGGCAGAAACAATACCAGTGGACAATACTAATATATCCGTAACGGATTTTGCAAATCGCCGATTGGGCGAGATGAAATCTCAGCAAACTGCTGAGGAAGAATCAGAGCCAGTTGCCGAAGAGCCAACTGAGGAAATAACCGAAGAAGCAACCGAAGAGGTTTCAGAAAGTACTGAAACTGATGAAGAAGTTTCCGAGGAGGAGACTGAAGTTGAATCAACATCCGAGGATGTTCTTTCACAGATTGATTTGGACAATGCGTCCGAAGAGGAACTAAGGGAACTAGCTGACAAGCTAGGCAGTAAAGCTGTTGCACGTTTTGGGGAACTTACCGCAAGGCGTAAATCAGCAGAAGAAAAACTGGCTAAGTTAGAAGCACAAATGCAACAGCAGAGTCCCCTTGAATCAACCAAGAAGGTAGAAAACAATCCATTCAATAAACTTGAAACCATCGAGGAACTACAAAGTAAGTCCCAAGAGATAGATCAGATAGTTGACTGGGCTGAGGATCTCCTTTTTGAAAGTGCTGATTATGCAGCCGATGATGTTATTACTGAAATCGAAGGCAAAGAAATGACGAAAGCACAGGTTCGTAAGTCCCTCTTACAGGCGCGTAAGGCTAAGAAGACCTTTCTTCCTGATCAACTTTCTAGGATACAAGCCAAAGAATCGGCTCAAAACATGGAAGTTGTTTTCAAGGAGAGAGCTAAAGAAGAGCTATCCTGGCTAGAAGGAGAAGACAATGACGTACGCAAACAATACGAAGCTACAGTGAACGATGCTCGTTTTCAAAAAATGAAAGAGATCGTATCAAAAGAAGCTCCGGATGTAGCTGGTCAACTGGACTACTGGTTCGCTCACGCAGCCAATAGTATCTATGGTCGTAAACCAATAGCTGAAGGTAAGCCAAGCATGAAACTTACACCACCCAAGGGTGCAACAACAAGTAGTGCAAACGCTGACAAGTCCCAATCAAGAACTGCAAAGAGCCTCAAGGAAATGCAAAATCGTTTTAAAGAATCGGGTAACGCTCGTGATTTTGCCGCACTTAGAAAACTACAAATGGCATCTCGCCGATAACTCATTAACAATTAAATAAAATGGCATTCTCAAATACATTCGATACTACAAATACAGGATCGGGCGTTTCTAATCGTGAGGACTTGACTGACGTCTTGACCATTCTTGCGCCAGAAGAAACTCCAATCCTTTCGTCTGCTAATAAAGAACGCGCCTCCGCAACTAATGTTGAGTGGACTGTTGACAGCCTTTCTGCACCTGTAACTACAGGTATTTCAGAAGGTGCTGACGTTGCAGCATTCACTGACAAGTTCGCTGGTCGCGCTCGTCTTGGCAACCGCATCCAAAAATTCCGCCGTGACTACATGGTTTCCGATCTGCAAGAAGCAGTCGATTCCGTTGGTCCCGCTAAAATCGCTCAAGCAGAAGCTAAAGCTATTCGCGAACTAAAACGCGATATCGAGGCTACACTTGCTGGAACTCAGGACTCAAGCACAGAAAACGGTGCAGGTACACCTAACGCCCTTCGTGGTCTTGGTGACTGGCTCGATTCTGCTGGTCCTGCTGATGTCCCTGCGGCATTCCGCACACCTGCTGACAGCATCTACACAACTACTGAAGCTAATGCAACTGCATTCAGCGAATCAGCACTTAACAGCATCATCAGTTCTATCTTCCGTGTAACTGGTTCAGCTAACAACCTTATGCTTGTTGCTGACACTGGACTACGCCAAGTTATTGCTGACTTTGCTCGCACAAGTGCTTCTGCTACTGACAATGTTCGTACAGTAAACTACGACGGTAACAGCGGTAGCATCAAGCTATCCGTTGACCTATATGAGTCAGACCACGGTGTTGTTTCAATCGTTAACCAAAACCCTGATTGTGCGCCTAACTTCGGTGGTAACACAGCAACTGGTTCTGGTTATATCGTTAACCCTGAGTACTACGGCATTCACGAACTCATCCCTATGGGAAGCACACGTCTTCCTAACCAAGGTGGTGGAGAGCGTGGATTCGTTGATTGCGCTTTGACCCTCGGTGTATACCACCCAGGCGCTCACGGTGTTATCCAGGACGTAACCTAACCCTCAACTAAAGGAGATATAATATAATGGCTATTGACCTTAAAAAAATTGGTGACATCCAGACATTAGCTCTAGGATACACACACGAAGCTACAGTAGAAGCTTCTGCATTCTCAGGCTCTACTGGCGCACAAGCTCTTGCATTCAATGTTGCAGGAGGTGCTTTGGCTGGTACAGTTGGTAAATGTGCAATCATTGTTGACGAGTTAGTTACAGCAGCAGTTACTGATGGCGGAGCCGCTATCACTGATGCTACTATAGCTGTAGGCGATGACGGTGATGCTAACGGCATGGTTGTTGAAGTTGATGTATTCAGCGACAGCACAAGCCTCGGCAAAATCTTTGCCAACAATGGTGCTATCACACAAGCCGGTAACCACTTGGTTACTGTACTTAGTGCAACATCAAATGGTACAGGCAGCGGACTTGGTGACGCAGCAAAAGGTAAATTCCGCTTTCTAGTGGAGTACTACCCAACAGCTGGTCAGAAGTTCTCTAACTAATTAAATTCTGGTTGGGGGGTGAAAGCCCCCCGCCTTTTTTAATATGGATATAATTGTTCCTAATCTAAAACGCTATTCTGATGGTGAGATTGATCGCGCCTTCATGAAGGAGATTAC